TTAGAGGCACTCCGCGTGCCGCGCCTCGAACCTTCAACGCTACCGGCACACACGCGTTATCGTCATACGCCTATCTCGCTCGCGCTAGGCGTTTTCCTCGTCGTCGTCGAGGCGACCTCGAGCTCGACCCCGGTCTGCACTTCGTAGGGGGGACATCAGGGGGGTACACCCCTCGAAAAATTTCCTGCGCCCAACGTTCGGGCGCCAGCGAGCGCCTCGAACGCGCTCCTTCCCAAGCCATGCCGGCGGCTAGACTCGAGGCTGCGCCTCAGGGGTGTCGTGGTGATGCGCCCTGTGCGCCTACGGCTTCAGGTCGAATCACACGTCACAGGCGTTCTGGACCCCCGATCCCCCTAGTACGCCTATCACGCGTATGATTGGAAGTCAGATTCGACACTCGCTCTGTCGATTGTTGGACGGGTAGGGTTTGGGCTGGTGAGAAATGCTTGCTAAAGGGGTGGAATCTTTTTTGAGACGTGGTAGAAAGTACACTCGGAGGAACCAAGTGAATGAGCTGGCTTTATTCGCAGGCGCTGGTGGCGGCATACTCGGAGGCTGCCTCCTTGGATGGCGTACCGTCTGCGCCGTTGAACTCGACCCCTATGCCGCAAGCGTTCTTGTCGCCAGACAGAATGACGGCATTCTCCCGCCCTTCCCGGTTTGGGATGACGTTCGCTCCTTTGACGGACGACCTTGGCGAGGCCGTGTTGACGTGGTGTCTGGAGGCTTCCCTTGCCAGGACATCTCCAACGCTGGCTCCAGAGCCGGACTCGCAGGCGCTCGCTCGGGACTCTGGTCCGAGATGGCGCGCATCGTTCGCGACGTGGAACCACGCCACGTCTTCGTGGAGAACGTCCCAGCTCTCACACGCCGAGGACTCCACGTCGTTCTCGGGGACCTGGCCTCGATGGGGTTCGATGCTCGATGGGGCGTGCTCGGAGCTCGTCACGCCGGTGCTCCCCATCGCCGAGAACGCATCTGGCTCGTTGCTACCCACCCCGACCGCGAGCAGCTACGGCACGACGAACAACGGCCGCAGGGGCGACGGGTCGACCTTTGCGACGGCGGGAACGCCTTCGCTTGCGACGATGGCGCGCAAAAACCTATGGCCAACGCCGACCGCGGGCGACGCCAAGAGCTCCGGCTCGAGGAACACCCCGACGAGCAAAGCGCACGGCGGCCTCTCGCTGACGGACGCAGTCAGGATGGACGGCGGAGTGGGGCGCACGGGGCCGAGTGGTGGGCCGCTGAACCCGACGTGGGTCGAGTGGCTCATGGGGTGGCCGCTCGGATGGACCGCCTTAGAGCCACTGGCAATGGACAGGTTCCAGCAGTGGCTGCGCTTGCATGGTCAATGATGGGAGGAAACCAATGAGTCACTGCTTCATCGTCATGGAGATGCCGTACGATAAGGACGAGCGTCCCATCGTCCACGGCGTCTTCGAGGACTGCCATCAAGCCATGGTCCTGTTCGGCATCGTGGCCAACCAGCTTCGTGCGAAGGCTGGAATGCACAACCTCGCTTTCTACTCGTGCGAAGGAGACGTCGCACGGGTCGAGGTCGACGGCGGTGAGTACGACAGCCACTGCCTAGTCGTCGAGCGCGTCCAGTTCGTTCGCAGGCCCGAGCCATGAAGAAGCGCAAGCCGAGCAAGGTGTCATCCTGGTTCAGTAGGCCCACCATCGACATCACATGGGCACCCGAACGCAAGGCCGCAGATGTGCGTCGTAAGATGGCCTCCAAGAAGGCGGAACTCGCGGCCGACGCCGACGCGTTCGACATGATGGCCGAGAAGATGGTCAGCGATGGGTGGTACGAAGGCCCTGAGCCAGAGGCAACAGCCGACGAGTACTACTCATCACTTCAGGTTGGATACGGCACCGACGCACCTTCCACGCCCATCGAATACCCCGACATGCCCGAGACGCGGCGCGTGTGGCTTCAGACCGAAGCGGCACGCCGTGAGGCTGCGTACTTCGATGCACACCCCGACGAGCGCCTCAAGGGCGGGCTCGTCAAAGTCAGCACCCTCCTCAAGGCCTGGTTTCCAATGGAGACGCTCAAGCCATGACCGACAAGCCTGAGCAGCCACGCGCCAACGCACAGGACTTCGGGGTGCGCACGTACGAGTGCTACAACTGCGGCGTCGACGTCGTCATGGCCAATGGCGAGAGCCCAAAGGGCTGGGTCGCCGACCTTTTCGACAGCACCCGCTACACCTGCGAGTCCTGCCTGCCACGGGTGACCGAATGACCTGGCTCACCATCGTCTACGGCTATCAGGCCGAGAAGAAGCCAGGCCGCTCTGGCCGTCGCTACAAGACCGTCTGCCGCTGCGGCAACGAGCACGACGTGTCCTACGAGAACATCGTCTACGAACGCGTCATCGCCTGCCGCAAGTGCGCCAAGAAGGCGCGCGCTGAAGAAGACCGGAGGATTCAGTGAAGACCATTGAGGAGCTCGAGGCCGAGCTTGAGACCGTCACGCGCGAGCGCGACATGTCGCTTGCCGCCTGGGAGGCCGCAGGCATGCAGGGGCGCGACGCGCAGAGCGCCATGCTTGAACTGGCGCGGCAGCTCGAAGAAGCGCGGCAAGAAGTCGCTGAGGTGAATGCGGTCCTTGAGGACATCAATTGGCTCGAAGACGAGCGCGACAAGGCGCGAGCATGGGCGCATCAGAGCGAACGCGAGCGCGACGAAGCGCGCGCCGAGTCCGCCAAGTGGAAGGCCGGCTTTGAGGAATTCCGCAGCAGGAACACCGACCTGATGATGCATCTGTTTGAGGCACAGGAGAAGGTGAGAGCCGTCAACATTGAGCCCATGCTCCACCTGAACGCGCAGCTTAGGTCGAAGGTGCATGGATTGAGCGCCGAGGTGGACCGCCTCACCGACGAACGCGACGAGCTTCTCGTCCGCGTGGCCAACCAGGACGCAGAGCTTCGCGCGACGCGGGAGGTGCACAACGAAGCGCGCGCAAAGGTTGATCGGCTGAAGCTGTCCGCGCGCTTGTGGGCCGATGACATCGACGCCGTATCCAGCGCCTACCGCCGCGGAGCGGAGGACATGCGCGAGGCGTGTGCGGCACGACTCATTGCCGCATCCATCGACCGGCCATGGCATGCAATCACTCGCGAGCACGCTGCCGAGATTGTCGGCGGTACGCCAATTCCGGAGGAGCCATGAGCCCGCTTGAAGCAGAAATCGCTTTGCTGGAACGCGAACTCCGCGGAGAACGAGCCAGAGCGGATCGGTTGCAGGTGAAAAACAAGTTCCTGCGCGAGCGTGTTGGATACATGCGAGAAGACGTGGAGGAGCGATGGGTGCGCCTCATCGCAGAGCGGGATGCCGCCTACCGCCGCGGAGCAGAAGCAATGCGCAGCGCCGTTGTCGCTCATTTGGCGGAGTATGCCGGGTGGGGAATGATGGAGCCGCGGGACGTTAAGGAAGAGGTCTGCGCCCTGCCGATTCCGGAGGAGCCATGAGCGAGCACATGGTTTGCCTACGAGGCGCCGATCTGTGGGTCTACATGTTTGCGATGCCCGGCCTCATCGGCGCTGGCATCGTGCTCGGATACTTCATCGGGAGGGGACGATGATCGACCTCGACGCAATCGAAGCCCGCGCGAACGAGGCAACGCCGGGGCCGTGGGTGGTAGACCGTTACGACACGCATCGCGTCTTCCGTCGCACCGAGTGCGGGCCTGTTGCCGTCGCGGATGCGGGCCTGCATGAAGACAGTACGGGAAACGCGGCGTTCATTGCCTCCGCCCGCACCGACGTGCCCGCGCTCATCGCCCGCGTGCGGGAGCTGGAGGCGGAGCGCGAGCGCATGAAGACGTTCGCGGCTCAGAACTTCTCCGCGATGCTCCGCCAGGAGGCCGAGCAAATGCGCGAGTACGGCCTGAGCTACGAAGGCGTGCGCAAGGTGCTGCGCGAGCACGACGACGGGGAGATCTCGTTCGGCAAGCTCATGGACCTGATCCGCGCTGCGGCGCGGGCGATGGCGGAGGACATGAAGGAATGAGCGGCTACTTCACCATGACACCAAGCATCATCGACAACGGCGCCTTCAACCATCACGGCGGATCCGCCTCCGTGCGCATCACGTTCGAGGCTGGGCACACTGACGACCGCGATCGGCCGTGCTTCGACGTGCTCGTGCTTGTGGACGATGAGCGCATGGCGACGCTGACGCTTCACTACGAGGCCGCCACGGAGCTTTGCAAGGCGCTGAAGGGCGCGATGAGGGGGGAGCCATGAACCTCGAAGACCTCGGCCGCCGCGCTGCGGCGTGCAAGCATTGGCGGTGGCGTGACGGAAGCAAGCGAGTGCACCCGAACCGTCGTTGGCAGTGGATGCGCGCCGCTCACCGGTGGCTTCCAGTGCCAGGCTACGAATGCACGTTCAGTTTTCAAGGCAAGGTATTCGAAGAGTCATATCCTGACCTCTCCGACCCCGCGACGCTCGGCTGCCTGCTCGCACTGGTGCGGGAGGCGTGGAAGGGCAACGTCGCGCCGGTCTATCCCGATAGCGACGAGGCGCTGACCAAGCTCGTCGCCGCATTGGAGGCCGCGCCATGACCCTCAAAGTCTTCGCCGTCTACGAAGGCGGCCGCCGTGAGGAGATTGGCCCGGACGAGTACGGGTTCTACCGCGCTCCGAACGACGCGCTCTTCATCGAGTACAACCAGTCCGGGTACTACGATTTCAACGCGTGGCAGAGCGCGCAGAACTTCATCATCGGTAAGCCCACTGACGAGGACTCATGAGTGAACGCAAGTACGTAGAACCAATCAAGAGACCAGTTCCTGGTGGCAAGATGGTCGCGGGGGCGAAGGCCTACTGCGACGCCTGGCGCAAGTACGCCGAGCCGCTCGCCTACTCCATCGGATGGGACATCCACTCCTTCGGCAACGGCTACGTCAAGCTCGTCTCGAAGGACTCCAAGCACGTTCAATCCCTCTCCCTCGAATTCATCGAGGCTCTCGATACCCTCATTCCTGGAAAGCGACCCCATGCTCGAACTCAAGCGCGCCATCTTCCTCAAGGGAGTGTACGACCCGGCGGACACGAACCGGATCACGACGACCCTGTACCGCCCAAAGCACACCGATCTTCGACTTGAGGACGGCTTCGTGCGCTCAGGCGCTCTGCTCGTGCCGATGACGAACGTCGTCGAGCTCCAGCAGCACATCGAAGAGGTCGTCGAGGAACGCGTCGAGGAGCCTGCCCAGGAGACGCCTGTGTGGCCTACGGTTGAGGCCGCGCTCGAGCCTCGCCGTCGTGGCCGTCCGCGCAAGAACCCGATGCCCGCATGAGCAAGAAAGCCGATGCGATCCTCGAGTCCTTCGAGGCTGCGGTCAAGCAGCAGCTCGAAGCGAAGAGTCTCGTCCACTTCGAGGGCCTTCTCACCAGTCCTCTGGGGTTCGGCCTTACTACTGCTTCTCCTCTGCAGCGCGCCATCGCTCGCGTGGCTGACGGGCGCCCTCTGGATGACCTTGCGGAAGACCCCGCAGTCATCCGGGCGTTTGGAGGAGTGGCCCCGCCGGCTGTCAAACCGGCAGAATTCGCCATCGTCTCTGGGATTCGTACCGCGAAGAGCCTTTCGGCGGCTGCCTTGGCCGTCCACTGGTCGCAGCGGGCGGACCTTTCGAGGCTAGGACCAGGCGAAATCCCTCGTATCTCCATCGTATCGCTCTCGAAGGACCTCGCGGACGTCGTGTTCGGCCACATCGTTGGCCGGACCATGGCATCTCCGCTGCTTTCGAGGCTGATCCTGGAGACTCCGACCGCCGATACGCTCATGATTCGCCATCCGAGCGGCCGGCCGGTCGAAATCAAGGTCGTGGCGAGCTCAAAAGCGGGCTCGTCCCTCGTCGCCCGCTGGTCTGCGGGCGTTATCCTCGACGAAGTGGCGCGCTGGGGCGCAGATGACGCGGCTGTCTCGGTCAATGACCTCCGAGATGCCGTGCTCCTGCGAATTCTGCCCGGCGCGCAGCTCGTTTACATCAGCTCGCCGTGGGCCCCCATGGGATTCCTCTACGATCTCGTGAAGGAACGCTGGGGAAAGCCTGATCGGGACTGCATCGTCGTCAAAGCGCCGGCCTACGACATGGCCCCGCTCATCTGGACGCCGGACAAGATCGAGATCGCCAAGCGCGACCCTCGAATCTACCGCACCGACATCGAGGCCGACTTCGCCGACCCCGAAGAGGCGATGTTCACGACCACGATGATCGAGAACGCCACGCGCAAGGACCCGCTCGTGGCGCCGCCCATCCCCGGAGCGACGTACACGGCGGCCATCGACCCTGCTACGCGCGGCAACTCGTTCACGCTCGTCGTCACGACGGGCACGGGGCGCAAGGAGAAGGTCGTTGCGCTCGCCAAGCAGTGGACAGGCAGCCCTGCGAACCCGCTGAGACCCGCAGCGGTGCTTGAGGAGATCGCCATGATCCTCAAGGCCTATCGAGTTACAGTTCTTGATAGCGACCAGTACATGGGCGACGCCCTTCGCGACCTCGCGTTCCAAGTGGGCCTCGTGCTCGTGCCTCACCACTGGACGAACGCCGAGCGCACGAAGCGGTACATGACGATGCGCACGATGTTCGAGATCGGCGAGATCGAGCTCCCGCCCGACCCGCTCGTCCGCCAAGACCTGCAGCGCGTCGTCAAGCGGTACACCCAGTCGGGCATCAGCATCGACCTCACGCGCACGAACGACGGCCGCCACGCCGACTACGCCCCGGCAATTTGCATGGCTTTGACGCGCTGGCACGAGGAGTCCATGAGCCGTCAGCAGCAGGCTTTCGAGGGCGACTACAAGGCCATGCCGGAAGAGGAGCGCAAGATCTGGGACTCGCTCGAAAAGAAGCTACGTCGCAAAAATGATCGTGCGTCCAGATTTCGTCCTTGAGGCCTGAGTAGAAAACTGGATACTGGGCCAGGAATGGCGAGTGTCCTCGAAACAACCAACGCGTGGTGGCTTGTTCACGAGCAGGGTGAAGACCCGGCGCCCGCTGTCGTCTCCGCCGTCACGTCGATTCGCAACGAAGCATCGACGCGACGCGGGATGTGGGTACGCGCGGCAGAGGTCTACGGCCAGGATCTCCGAATGTTCGGGATGCCGGTCAAGGGCGTCTGGGACGACCGGGTGTCGTTCAACGTCGCGGCCAACGCCATCGACACCATGCAAGCGAAGCTCGCGCGGCAGATGCCGCTCCCGAGCAGCCTGACTGTCGGTGGCGACTTTCTCCAGCGGTACCGCGCGCAGCGCCTCGACCGCTTCCTCACCGGCGCGTTCTACGCCGCAGGCTACGCCAAGATCTACCCGCAGCTCCTGCTCGACGTTCTCGTCTTCGGCACGGCCTGCGTGAAGGTCTACGTCCAAGAGGGCACGGTCGTCATCGAGCGCCTACCCATCTTTGACCTGCTCGTGAGCGAGCCTGAGGCCCGCTACGGTACGCCGCGCTGCCTCTACCACCGCTGTTACATGGACCGCTCCGTGGTCCTCGAGACCTTCGGCGGCGAGGATGCGCCTGGGCTCTTCGGCTCGCAGGAAGACCGTCGCAAGGCCATCTTCGCGGCGCCGAAGCCTGCGGACGACGACTCGTCGTACATGAACAGCTCCCGGTACTCGGACCAGATCCTGGTCTACGAGGCCACGCACCTCGCGTCGGGCAAGAACGCCACGGACGGGCTCCGCGTCATCGCGCTCTCCACCGGTACGCTCATGAGTGCGCAGTGGACCCGCACGTCGAACTTCGGCGCTGCGTTCCTGCGCATGAACACGCCGCTCGCGGGCTTCTACGGCAAGAGCATGGCGCTCGACCTCGCGGCCCCGCAGGACGAGTACGACAAGCTGTCGTCCAAGATCCAGGTGGCGCACGACCTCATGGGCGGCAGCCACATCATGGTCCAGGCCGGCACGCTCGGTAAGACCAAGATCGACAACGATGTCGGCACCATCATCGAATACAACGGCCAGAAGCCGGACGTGTTCAACCCGCAGCCGGTTCACCCCGACACGTACGCCTACAAGGACATGATCGCGCAGAACATGCTGCGCTATCAGGGCATCAGCGAGCTTGCTGCCCAGTCGGTCCTGCCGGCGGGCCTGCGTCAGGCGTCGGGCCGTGCGCTCAACGTCTACGACGACATGGAAGACGCGCGCTTCCGCGTCGCGCACGAGGCCGTGCGGCAGTTCCACGTCGACATCGGCTGGCTCATCGTCGACGCCTGCGAAGAGGCGACCGAGGCTGGCGAGAAGGTGGAGATTCTGGCTCCAGGTCAGGGGTCGCTCGAGCGTATCAACTGGGCCGACGTCCAGATGGACCGCCGCGAGTATACCCTCCGCTGCGAGCCTATCTCCTCGCTCTCCCAGTCCAAGGCCGCGAAGTTCCAGGAGGTCATGGACCTCGTGGACCGCAAGATCTTCCAGGACCGCCGCGAGGTGGCGCATCTCCTCGACCTCGGCGACATCGTGGCGTCCCGCGACATGGAGACGAGCGACATCGACATCGTCGACAAGACGTGCGCGCTCATCCTCCGTGGCGAGCCGTACCCCGACCCCGACAAGCGGCTCCTCCTGGACGTCGCCTACGACCGCGCGCGCCGCCACTACAACAAGGCCCGCGTCGACGGCGTGCCCGACGATCGCGTCGCGGAGCTCAACGAATACCTGAATAAGATCGAGGCCTTGATCGCCCAAATGCAGGCAGAGCAGGCCGAGGCACAAGCGCAGCAGATGGCTCAGCAGCAGGGTGCGGGTGCTCCGCCTCCTGAGGCTGCGCCGCCACCGGAGGAACCACCCAATGTCTGACGAGCTCTACGCGAAGATGAAAGCGGCGGCTGATACCGCCATTCAAGCTGCCACCCCTGCTGAGGACTCTGGCGAGTCGGCCGACGCCGCTGCGCCGGAGGAGTCGTCGACGCTCGGCGGTGACGCGCCGGCTGCCGAAGAGCAGCCCGTTGAGGCCGAGGCGCAAGCCGACGAGGGCGAGGTTACCGAGGCTGCGGACGAAGAGGCCGATGAGCCGGAGCAAGAGGACCTGGCCGACCAGATCCTTGCGGTGCGTCAGGCGGCGGAGCGCCGCGTGCGCCAGGCGGAAGGCCGCGCGCGCGAGCTCGAGGCCAAGCTTGAGAAGATGACCGAGCGCGTCGAGATGTCGCGCAAGGAGGTCGTCGAGGAGCTCTTCAAGAAGCTGCGGCGCGCCCCGGCCCGTACCTTCAAGGAGTACGGCTTCGAGTTCCAAGACCTCATCGACGCGGGCATGCGCGAAGGCCAGTTCCACGACGGCGCCTTCGGTGAGCTCGACGAGGTCCGTGCGCAGATCCGCGAGCTTCAGAAGGAGCGCGAGGAGATGCAGCGCGCTCGCCAGGAGCAGGAGGAGCAGAAGGCCTACCAGTCGGCCCGCCGCGAGTTCCTTGGCCAGGTGAGCGAGAAGCAGTTCCCGACGCTCTACAACATGTTCCAGGACGACCCTGAGCCGCTGTGGATCGAGGCCCAGCGCATTGCCGAGCAGCACGAGGAGCAGCACGGCGAGGCTCCCGAGGACATGGCGGTCATCCAGTACCTGGAGAAGAAGTACCGGGCGCGTCTCGAGCGCCTGTCCGGCAAGGCGCCATCGGCTGCGCCGGCGGTCGCGGCTGCGGGCAAGAAGCCTGCGCCGAAGACCATTTCGACGAAGGCTGCCAGCGAATCGCGGACTGCTGGCAAGCCGTTTGGGCAGCTCTCTTCTGAAGAGCAGCGGGCTGCCCTCGTGGCCGCAGTCAAGAAAGCAACCTCGCAAGCAACCAACTAGGAGTCTGAATCATGGGAGTTTACACCAACCCGACCTTCGCAGCCGTCCAGTCGATCCTCAAGATCAAGTACCCGGACGGTGCGATCCCGCAGGCGCTCTACAAGGACTTCCCCCTTCTCTCGCTCGTCAAGAAGACCACGAACTTCGACGGCGAGTACAAGGTCGTGGCGCTCCAGAACGAGCGTCCGCAGGGCTCGTCCAGCAGCTTCGCCATCGCCCAGGGCGTCTCGTCCAAGGGCGTGAGCGGCGGCGGCGGCTCGTACAAGCGCTTCAGCGTCTACCGCACGCGCCACTACGGTCTCCTCCGTATGGACGGCGAGACCATGAAGGCGGCGGTCCGCACGAGCGGTGCGCTCGTCGACCTCTGGAACAACGAGACGGACGGCATCTCGCGCAATGAGATGGCGGACCTCGAGTTCCAGCTCTTCGGCGACGGCACCGGTGTCCGAGGCGTCGTCGCGGCGTCGCCGGCCCCGGCGGTGGTCAACGGCGTTCTCACGCTCACGCTCGCGACCCCGGCCGACGCGGTCTACTTCAACCTCGGCATGAAGGTGCAGTTCTTCGACAACGCTGGCGTGCAGCACCAGTTTGGTGGCGCGGGCGCGGCGGTCGACAGCTCGAACGGCGACGGTGCGTACGTCATCGGCATCAACCGCCAGTCGGGTGTGCTGACCATCCAGGGCTTCACGAACGGCGTCGCGGTGACGGCCGGCACCGTGACGGTCGGCACCATCGTCGCGACGGACAACATCGTTCGCGCCGGTGACTTCCAGACCACGGCGCAGGTTGGCAACGTGACCGTTGGTACCAGCGCGGCTGCGAGCGGCGTCGTTACGGGCATCCAGGCCTGGATCCCGTCGACGGTCTCGCCGACCGACTCGTACTGGGGCCTCAACCGCTCGAGCGACCCGGTTCGTCTCGCTGGCCAGCGCCTCGCGGCGACCGGCCTTCCGATGAACGAGGCCCTCATGGAGGCCGAGGCTCGCGTGGCGGTGCAAGGCGTCGGCTCGCCCGACACCATCCTCATCAACCCGCTCGACCTCCAGAACCTCAAGAAGGCTCTCGGGACCGACATCGTCTACGACCGCGTCGCGTCGAACGTCGCGGGCGTCTCGTTCAAGGCCATCGAGTATGACGGCATGAACGGCCCGATGAAGATCATCTCGGACCCCTTCTGCCCGCGCAACAAGGCGTTCATGATCCAGCTCGCGAGCTGGGAACTCTCGACGCTCGGCCCGGCGCCGCAGATGCTCGACTGGGACAACAACGACTACCTCCGCGTGGCGTCGGACGACCAGTACGAGGTTCGCTTCGGTCACTACGGTCAGTTCCTCTGCAACAACCCCGGTGCGAACATCGTCATCACCGGCTTCGGCGCCTGATCGGCTGCCTGAGAAAGGAGCCCGAACATGGCACTGAATCGGTATCTCTACCCCCAGAAGGGGACCAACATCGTCCAGCAGACGTCGCTGTCGACCCGCGTGTCGCTCAGCGCCGTCGGCGCCGTGACCGGCATCGTTGTCGGTCAGGGCATCACGGTGACCAAGGACTTGGTGGTCGCAGGCCAGTACAACGTCACGTTCGACAACAGCTCGACTGTGTCGAGCGTGGTCGGCGTGCACGCGAACTACGTCTGCGCCTTCGACAAGACCAAGAAGATCGCGTTCCACGTTGTTAGCGTGTCCACGTCCGGGTGCGTCCTCCAGGCGTACCAGTTGGACAACGGCAACGCGGGCGACGTCGACGTAGCCGGCTCGCTCTTCATCCAGCTCACCTGCTCCCTCAGCGCGGTGCCTGCGTGATGAAGCGCAAAGGCGGCATGGCCCTCATGATCGCCATCGGCAAGAAGAAGCCGGGGATGGACTCGGAGCGACCCTCCGAGCCGTCCCTGGGTTCTGAAGACGAAGGCGAGGGCATGGACATGGAGCTCGGCTCGATGCTCAAGGCCTACGAAGAGGCCAAGGCAAAGGGCAAGTGGGACAAGGCGGCGAAGCTCTTCAAGGAGGCCGTCTCGTCCTGTGGTGGTGGCTACGAGGAAGAGGACTGATCGATGGCATACTCGCGGACGCTTGCGGAACTCGAACTGGCCGTGCGGCGTGAAGCCGACATGGTGAACTCGCAGTTCGTGACGTCCGCCGAGGTGCGGTCGTACATCAACCAATCGTGGGCCGAACTCTACGACCGGATCGTACTGTTCGATCAGGAGTATCTCCTGCGCTACACCGACATTCCCTCGAGTGCGGCCAGTAGCGCAGGAGACTTCGACATCCTCAACGATGGGCGCACGGGCGTCGTGCGCGCCATCAACTCGCTCACGGGTGGCACTGGCTACGTGGACGGGGCCGCGACGCTTGTGCAAGGCTCGAACGCCACGGCCACGGTGACGCTGACGACCTCGGCTGGCGTCATCACGGCCATGACCCTGACGGGCGCAGGCAATGGCTATACGTCGACCACGCAGCTCGTCGACACGGCGGTGCTCACGGTTTCGCAGGGCCTTGGCATCAACGGCACCGCAACCGTCCACCTCGACTCGGACTTCTACAAGTGCAAGGGCGTCTGGATCTCTGACCCGAGTGGTGGCGAGAGCGGCTGGAGTCCGCTGCGTCGCTTCCAGTGGGAGCAGCAGAACATCCTCCGCCAGGCCAATGAGTACTTCCAGCAGGGCCTGACGGCCTTGCCGCTCTACCGGCTCTTCACGCTGAACGGTCGCGAGAAGGTCGGTATCGCCCCCATGATCGGCGGCACCTACCGCGTGTGGTACTACCCGGCGCCGTACAAGATGCTCGTCGACACGGACCGCATCGACGGTCGTGCTGGCTGGGACGAATGGGTCGTGAAGGACACGGCCATCAAGTGCCTTCTCAAGGAGGAGAGCATCGAGCAGGCGGCAGCGATCAAGGCCGTGCGCGACGAGCTCTTCTCCCGCTTCCAGCTTCATGCCTCGGAGCGCGACGCGTCGCAGCCTGAGAAGATCCGCAACGTGCACCTGCTGAGCCGCCGTCAATTCCCCTGGGTGAGGTGAGCCATGGCTGGAGCGAAGCCAGAGCAGTTTACCCCGCGTCCCTCCGGGGACCTGACGTTCGACAAGACCCAGCGCGCCTTGTCAGAGGCGACCGATGCGATCCGGCAACAGCCGCCTCCGTCGCAGATGGTCACGAGCCTGTCCAAGGGAAAGCCTGGCCAGGGCGTGGTCTTCAAGCCTGGGCAGACGGTCGACATCCCGCACAACCTCGGCCGCATCCCGAACGGCTTCAACATCGCCAAGGTCGTGACCAACACGAACCGGGCCGGGTCGGCGCCAGCCGCCGTGCCCAACCTGCAAGTGGTTGAAGTGCCGGGCCCACTCGGGCAAAAGATCATGCGGCTTCGGTACATCCCGCCGAAGGACACCGCCGGGAACGAGATCCTCGACCCCGTGAGCCTGCACCTGGAGATTCTCTGATGGCGTCCGCAAACGAGCAGATCGTCAACGCCCCGCTGGTGGCCGGCATCGACGCGTACACGGACCCGAACAACCTCGCCCCTCCGGCGCTGCTTCGGGCGGACAACGTCACGATGGTCAACAAGAGCGCGCTGCAGACGCGCTACGGCTTCTCCTTGGTCGAGGCGACGGCTGGTAACCCTGCGACCGCATTCGGCGGGGACGCGCGTCCTAGCGCCTCTGTGGAGGCCGTCACGCGCTACGAGAACTCCGAGGGCGAGCGCACGCTCCTCGCGTCGGGCTCAAAGCTCTACGAGTACGTAGGCAGCAGCGCCACGCGTGGCTGGCGCACGGTGAACCGCCTGCCTGAGCACATCGGCACGCTGCACGCGGTCACCTCGTCGGGCGGCTCGGTCATCGAGGTCGACTCGATGCCGGACGACACGAACGCGCTCATCGTCACTGCCTGGGTGACGGGCCCTCGCACGGGTCAGGAGTTCTCCAGCGACCTCGCGTACGCGAACCTCGTAGGAACGACGGCCGAGTCGTACGGCAACATCGTCTACTACGCGGTGCAGCGCGCCTCGGACGGTACGTTTGCGGTCCCGCCGACCGTGCTGCAGGCCAATGGCGGCACGACAATCTGCAACCTGCGCATCACCAAGGTGTGGACGAGTTTGACCACTTACCTGGTGCTCGTCGCTTGGCAGGAGGCGACGAACGTACGGTACAAGGTGCTCAACACGAGCACGATGTCGCTGTCGGCCGGCTACACGCTAGGAACTGTTGGGCAGCGGTGCTTCCGCTCGTTCGACGTGACCGGCGCCTCCTGGGGCTCGATGGGCCAGCCCGCCGTCGTGTGGGCAGCCGGCTCGGCGGACCTCGGCGCGGGTGGGCCTTCGCCCCTGTACGCGGAGCTCACGCTCATCGACGTCTCGACTGGTGCGCCGACCGTGAGCGCGTCAATTGCCAACGTCATGGCTGCCACCCCTCCAGGGGTAGGCGACTGGTACGAAGCCTGGGCGCAGCGCGGCGTCGTCCTTGAGCAGGAGGCGGGCGACATCCTGTCGCTGTCCGCGCGCGTCATCACGCAGCTCTACTCACCCGTAGCCGTGCCGACCGGTAAGCTCGACGGTCAACTGTGGACGGTGACGCTCGCTACGGGGACTGGCGTTCTGAACCGCAGTGCGGCCATCGCGCAGATCCCGTTCATCGGCTTTCAGACGCGCGACAACCACGACAACGTACTTGGCGCGGCCGTTGGTACCACCAACGTCAGCGGCAACGTGCAGGTCACGAGGCCACTGCAGGCGACATCGGCGCAGGTTCTGTTCACGCCATCGGCGCTGCAGACGCCAATCACGGTCACTGGCGTCTTTCCAGACGCAACCATTCAGACCTACGTCGCATCCGTTGGCATCTGGAGCCAAACGTTGCCCGCGCCAGCACTCGGAAGCATGCTGTACGCGATGTACGTCGGCCTCCAGAAGAACATCGCCGGCTATACCCCGAACATTGCACAGACACTCGGACTTCCAGGCGGATTCCCGGAGCCGACGCACCGGTATTCGCAAGATGCGCCGGTTCAGATCAACACGTCGAACGCCAATCAGATCACGCAGATTGATCTCACTGCGCTCGCGGGCGTGCTTGTCGGGTTTACCCCTGGAGTCTGGCCTGGATGTGCTGTGCAGAATGGTGCCAACACCATCTGCACCGCTACCGTCTACGTAAACCCTGCTGGCGTCGTCACGGAAGTGGCGATTGACAACGGCCTTCCTGGGCTGGCGCCGCCTGGACTTAATCCGAACAACGCAATTCCGATCACCAACATCGTCATTCCAGGCCCTCCGTTTGTGTGGCCGGCCGGTGGCCTCGCGTATGCGCATACCTACGCGCGAGTGGCGGACTTCATCGCATTGGACTCCCCAGGTCGGGCTCAACGCACGACGAACACGCAGTACGTGCAGGATGGCGCCATTGAGCAGTGCGTGCATCGTTGGGATGTCACCCGCTCGAACGATCAAACGTTCATTGCGCTGTCGTCGGTCAGCGCAAACCTGATGACGACTCCCAACGGCGATGAGCCGTATGGTGCAGCCGAGCCCCACAATCAGGGGAACTTCTTTGAGATCTACAAGTGGGACGAGGCGACGGACGGTCTCCTCGTCAACACGACGGGATCGACGACCAACAACGCGATGGTGGCCGCTCTCGGCGGTCCATGGCGCCTCGTCGGAGGCCTCAAGCGCGACGAGGTAGCTTTCACCCTGCATTGCGCCGTCACCCCAGGTGGTGACGAATACCAGCGCAACACCTTCATGATCCGCGTGGATCTTCAGACGGCGATCAGCGTTCGTTTCCCCGCGACCGCCAAGACCGATCCCGCCGCTTCTGACTACTTTTACTACGGCAACCCAGGCGTTTTCGTTGAGTCCGCCAACATGATGCGCGTGACGTCTGCGCCGCTGAATGTTCCGGGTGCGCGAGGCACCGCTGCCGGGTTTGCGTGCGGCGCGCTTCGTGACGGCAGCTCTCGAGGCACGCAAGAGGTCTTCTACATCGAGTACGAGAAGAACCCGCAGAACTGGCGGCGCATGGTGTCGCTGTGCGACTACACCTTCGTCAACGGTGGTGTCCTGTCCGCGTTCGACGGCGTGGGCGTCAACGAGGCGATCCCGCTGATGTGGCCGCAGAAGGACCTGACGTCCATCAACTGGCCAAAGGTCAATCCGGACCTGTTCATCGTGAGCGACCAGGGCTCGCAGCAGAATGCACTGGCGACATACGTCGCAAGCGCGTTCTACGACCGGCGCGGCGCGAACAACCGCGATGCGTACTGCGTGGTCAACATCACCAGGCCGTTCTGGAAGTACGAGGCAGGCCTCAACGACAAGACGGGGTACGCCAACCCACTCGGCTGCGGGTGGGGCTACATCCGCACGTTCTTCGGTGGCAACCCTGCGGAGAACTACGAGGCTGTGTACGCAGACCAGCGTGCGGCCCAGTTCTCGTTCAGCAAGTCCAGCTACGCCAACGGCTGGAACGAGTCGAACGAGGAGAAGCAACACTACTACGGCCGCTTCCAGTCCAACGTGCGTGACTACGGCGGCAGCAACGACCTCTTCTCGCTGACGACGACGCCAAGTGCGCAGGGCGATACGGCGCTTCTGCTGTGGGCGCCTCGCGCGGAGCGCGGTTGGGGCACGCTGCAGAAGAACATCTACAGCCCACAGGACGCGGGCGGCGACTTCCTCATGCGCTGGACGTATGAGTACATCGACGGCACCGGGCGCGTCTGTCGCTCCGCACCAAGCAGCCCGATTACATACACCGTATGTGCGGAAATCCAGGGTGCGTGGTACGACCGCAGCGTCCCAAGCTACGCGATCCCGTACACCGGAGGTACGGTTACGAAGTTCAAGTGGGGCTTCTTCGCCCCTCGCCTTGAGCTCACGAACCGCCTGGAGACAGCGGAAGCCGACGCGCGTCGCATGATGCTTCAGCCGTACACGACGGCGGAGCCGTACTCGACGGTGCTCTACCGCATGCCGCAGTCGAACTTCGAGTCGCCAGCCGGCGCCTTCGTCATCGACCGCAACGCAACGCGTGGCGTGGTCCCGTTCGTCACGAGTCCGTACACCGGCACGGGCACCGCACCGCTCGGCTACGTCGTAAACAACTTCTCGCTCTTTGACGGGCCGCAGAAGGACTACAACGGCTTGCTCGCGGAGCCGATCCTCTACACGACGGGCAACGTGCTCGACAACGTGCCGCCGCCCTCGGCGCGCGCCATGTGCGTCCACCAGAACCGCATCGTCCTTGGCGGCGCGGACGACCCGACCGTCATCTGGTTCTCGAAGGAGCTCAACTCGACCGAGGCCCCCGGCTTCAACGACACGCTCACGTTCACGCTTGAGGAAGGCGGCTCGGTCACCGGGCTCGCGAGCCTCGAGAGCGCGCTCGTCATCTTCAAGCAGAACGACATCTTCGTGATCTCCGGCACCATGCCGGACGCCACGGGCTACGCGCCGTCGCTCTCGACGCCGATCAAGCTCCCGCACGGCATCGGCTGCCGGGACCACCGCTCGGTCATCGAGACGCCGGTCGGCATCTTCTTCCTGTCGGATCGGACCATCGAGCTCCTGAAGCCCGACCTCGGCATCGAGCCGGTAGGCCTTCAGTTCAACGGCATCAACGGCTTCGATGCGTCGACCGTCACCTCGGTCGCGCACAACCCGGAGACGCAAGAGGTCTACTTCACGTATTACGTGACGACGGATCCGCAGCGTCGCTCGCAGGTGGCCGTGTTCAACTACGGTCTCCCGGGCTGGATGCGCTGGCTCATCAACCCGCTCGGTACGGCGCAGGTCGTGGCTGTCGTGAACAGCAAGCCTGAGATCGTGGCGGCTGGCACGGACCTCGCCTTCAACCCACAGGCGCTCTACTACCGGCAGAACACCATCTACGCGGATTACCTGAAGAACCAGGCGTATGAGTTCATTCCGGTGACGTTGCAGACCGCCCCGTTCTCGATGCACAACATCCAGGGCTACGAGCGCGTGAAGCGGGCGAGCATCCTGACCTCGCGCCCGGTGACTGGCTCGTATCCGACCGTGCTCGTGACCATCGGTGGCCCGGCAGCATCGCCGCAGGTGGTCACCTGGACGCCGACCGAGCTCGCGACCTTCATGGGCTCGACGACGACCTGGAGCGGGCAGCTCGAGGTCCACGTCGCGGAACAGAAGAACCGCATGATGACCATCGGCTTCCAGACCACCGGCACCGCGGCGGCCAACAACGTCCCGATCCGGCTGGCTGGATTCGCCTTCCGCATCGGCTTGAAGGCCGGCTTCAACAAGCGTACAACCGAAGCAGCGCGGCACTAGGAGAAACATGGCACTTCCGCTCGCAAGCATCCTCGGCTCGGTCGCTGTCAACGCGGCCACCCCGTACCTCTCGAAGGTTCTCGGCGGCGTCTTTGGCGTCGACGAGGCCGAGCGAAAGCGCGAGCAGGCGCTTGCGGAGATCGACCGCGTCGCCCAAGGCGGCACGACGCAGGGTCAGGCGGGCATCGCCTATGCTCGCGGCCGAGCCCTGTCGGACCTCGCCTCGATGGCGCAGCGCGGCACGGCTCAGCAGCAGGCCGGTCTGCAGCGTGCAGCCATGCAGCAGGGCGCCGACGTGCAGGCGCAGTACGCCTCGCAGCTCGCCGAGCTTCGCTCCCGTGAGCAGGAGCGCGCTCGCCAGATGGGCGGCTTCATGCGTGAGCGGGCTGCAGAGCAGGAGGCCAAGCGTCAGCGTGACGCGCTCGCCGGCGCAGTCGGCGGTGCCCTCGGTGGCCTCACCAAGATCTTCACTGGCACCGAAGCAGCGACCGATGCGGCGGCAACCGAGGCGGCGCGCGTCGAGGAGTCCAAGAAGCTTCTTGGCTCTTCGTTCCCTGGTGCGGCCGAGCTGACGGGTGGCGACATCGCTCGTGAGCTCGGCATGACGGGCGCGTCTGCGGCTGCTCCGACCGTTGCCGGTGTTGCAGGGGGCGCCCCTGCGCAGGCCGCTGGCGCCGCTGCTGCCGCTCCGATGAACGAGATCGAGGCGGAGCTTGCGGCTCAGGACCGCACGCTTGCGTCACTTGACCCGTCCGTGCGTGCAGCCATCGGCCCGAGCGAGGAGGACCGGCGGCAGGCTGGCCTCGCGGCTTTTGGCGGAGCCCCAGCTCCTGCCCGGCGAGCGGGCGCACCGGTTCCTGTGACCGCGAGCGAACGCGCCATGATGGCGGACACCGCTGCAGGTTTGCGAGCGGAACGCACCCTAGCAACGCAGCCAAGCTCCATTGCGCGCGGGGCCGTCTTTGGGCCGTCGTCGGCGGCGGTTGCGGCGCCTGCCAATACCGGTCGCGACAGCTTTGCAAGCCTTGCGGATCGCGCGGAGGCAACGTCAGCCATGGCCCCGGTCATGAAGTCGCCGCTCCAGCAGGGCGCAGCCGCTCCGATGACGCCCACTGTCGAGCCGATGGCGTTCTCCTACCAGGGAGAGCAGACCGAGAACCTTCGCAAGCAGCGCCAAGGACGCATGCCGCGCAAGGCGCGCAGCATCATTCCTGGTGGTGGCGGCTTCGGAACGGCGATGTGAGAGGATACCATGGCAGCACCAAAGACCTCCACTCCACTCAACGAAAGCCGCGCTGGCCTTCGCAAGACCATTGGCGCAATCCCGTACGCCGGACCGGTCGTAGACCTTGTTGCTGGCGCAACGGAAGCTATCCCGGAAGGCGGGCTGCTGTCAGAGCAGTACAAGCGCGGCTACGAGCGCGTGCACGGATCTCCAGCGACTCAGGCGCAGCCGCAGACCGCTCCTGCGCAGACGGAGGCATCCGCACCGGATCTGACGCTGCAGGGCGTACAGGCGACAAGCCAGCCCACGGCAACGCCAGCCATCCCTGGCTACGAGCCGCTCATGCCTGGCCAGCCCACTGTGTCGGGCGGCCCTGGCGTGGCCGGCACTGGCCCAGTCGCCGACCTTGCAACCGGACAGACCACCATGTGGACCCCTGCTGGGCAGGCGGGAGTAACTGGCGGCGTTGTCTACGCGCCTCCCGGTGGCGAAGCGACCGGTGCGACTGGCGCTACTGGCGACGCCGGAATGCAGGCGAACCTCGCGGCCCTGCGCGCGTACTACACCGGCATGCGTGGCGCTCCGAGTGTCAGCATGAACGAGGACATGCGTCGCGGCATTGCAGGCCAGCAGGAGGCCATGCGCGGCGTCATTGGCGCCATGGAGGCCGAGGGCCCTGGCAAGGAGGCCGCTCGCGCGGGGATGCAGGCCGAGGGCGCCAAGTACATCCAGGGCCTTGAGCAACTCCGCGCGCAGCAGAACGTCGACTTTGCAGCCCGTCGCCAGCAGATGGCGGCGGATGAGGCCGCTCTCGCGCAGGCGCGCGAGCAGTTCGACCCGGCTCGCACGCTCCGCGACATCGGCAAGTCGCCGGTCAGTACCGGCGCGCTCACGTTCGCGGCTGGCCTCGTGGGCATGCTCAAGGGCTCGGCGGGCCAGGTCGGTCCGAACGAGATCCTGCAGGAGGTCGACAAGGCCGTCGAGCGCGACACCAAGGCGCAGATGCAGAGGTACGACATGCTCGTGCAAGGCATCCAGACGGGTCGCTCGAACTTCGGCGACCTCATGAAGATGGGCGCTAGCCAGCAAGAAGCTCTGGCCATGACGGCCATGGCCTCGATGGATCAGCACAAGCGCGCGCTTGAGTTCGCCCAGCAGCGCGTCGCCGGCGCCAAGGAGAAGGGCGCATTGAAGGAAGCGATCAGTCAGCTCGACTTCCAGCGCGGCAAGCTCAAGATGGACCTCGACCTGAAGAACGCGGCCAACTGGGTGGCCATGAACCGCGCTCGTGGCGAGGGCCTCATGAAGGTCATGGAGCTCGAGCAGCGTATGAAGGGCATGGACCCTGAGTCGCGCAAGGCGGCGCAGCAGGCGTTCCAGTCCATCACCGGCAACGAGCGGTTCGACAACGCGAAGGAGGCCGCAGAGGCCGTTGGTCGAGTCCGTCAAAGCATGATGAACATTCCCGTGGCCGATCAAAAGCGCCTTTGGGATACGAACGTGCGGACCATCCTGAACCGCGCGCTTGAGACCCAGGCCGCGCAAAGTTCGACCGATGGCAACGTGATCCTCGGTGCGGTTGCGTCGGCAATCGGTGCCGCCATCAAGAGCACAATGACCCCGGAAGAGGTCAACATGCTCAACCTCGCCCAGCAGCTCGTGAACACGGAGCTTCGACGCATCAGCGGTGGCTCAGTTACGACCGGTGAAGCGGCGCGCAACTTCTTGAGCCGCAACTTCTCCAGTTACGACGGCTTCAAGCAGTGGATCGACACCGAAGAGCAGAAGGCTCTTGGCGGTCTCAGCAAGTACGAGGTCGCGGCTGCTGGCGATCCGACGCTGAAGAGCATGATGGACACCGTGCTGATCCCGGCAAAGATGCCGATCATGTCGTACAAGGCACACGCATCTGGCCAGGAAAAGGTCGCATCGGGGAATCTATGAAGACCGTCACCCTCGTTGATCCGCAAGGCAAGGACGTCCTCGTACCGCAGGAGCAGGTTGTACCGCTTCTGCGCAGCGGCTTCGGTGCGCGAACGGGTCAGACTGTCACTCTTGACGACGAGAAGGCGACGCAGGTTCCCATCGAGCGGATCGCCGAGGCGCTCGGCAAGGGCATCGTCCCGAAGCTGGAGACCCAGCGCGCGGGCTTTGAGCGGAGCGCAGAAGAGCGTTTCGGTGGCGGAGCTGGTCTCGCTGCGGGCCTTGGCTACGGAGCCCTTCAAGGGGCAACCCTGGGCCTTGGCGGCAAGGCTCTCATGGAGACCGGCCTCGTCGCTCCTGAGACGCTTGCGCAGCTTGAGCAGGCTCGTGGCGGCGGCATGCTGTCGGCCATCGGCGCGGGCGAGATGATCGGCCTCGGTGCGGCATCGGCGCTGACGGGTGGCGCGGCGGCTGGCGAAGCGGCTGCGGCTCGTACCCTCGGCCAAGCCACGCTGCGCTCCGCTGGCCGCGAGGCGCTCATCGGCGGCGCGTACGGCGCTGGCTCCGAGATCACGCAGGCAGGCATCGAGGGCCGGGAGGCTCGTCCGCTCGAGGCTGGCGCGATGGGCGCTGCCTTTGGCGGTACGCTCGGCGCCGCCATTCCCGCGCTCAGCAAGGCCGCCTCGAAGGCCATGGGTAAGGCAGCGGCTGCGGAGGGCGCCACGCTCGCAGGCGAGGCTGTCCCCGGTGCGACGGACGCCGCAGAGCGCATGACGCTCAAGCGCCAGGAGCTTGCCGACCAGGCACGCATCAAGGCGGACGAGATCACCGGCATCGCGAACGACTTCAACGACGTGCTCGCGCGTACGCAGAAGGCCGGCTTCAAGACGCCTGAGGCCGGCATCGGCCGCATCGGCAAAGACCTGCGCCGCATCAGCGACACGCTCGCCAAGAAGGAAGGCGAGGCGCTTACCGTCCAGTCCCTTGAGACATTCCAGAAGAAGCTCGACGACACGCTGGCGAGCGGGCTGACCTCGAAGGCAAAGATCGCCAACCAGGAAGCCGTCCTTCAGACGACGCTCGCTGACATGCAGACAGAGCTCGACGCCATGGGCGCAGAGGCTCGGTCGGGCCTGCGCGCCGCCGCGCTCGGCGACAAGATGATGCAGACGCAGGGGGCCCTCGAATACCTGCAGACAGCCAAGAAGACGCTGGAGGACTTCGCTGCTCGTGGAGCCGACCTGCAGGGTCTTGCGCTCACCGAGGCGTCGCAGCTTCGAGCGCGCGGCAACGTCGAGCGTCGCATTGCGCGCCTTCGCTCGCAGCTTGAGGGCACGGGCGAGAAGGCCGTCGAGCTCGGTGGCGAGAGCGGCGCGACGGCTCGTGCACAGCGCGGTGCAGCCGAGCGACAGGCCAACGTCGTGACACAGGGCGAGGTCGAGCTCAGCCAAGCTCTCAAGGGCCTCGGCATCGAGAACAAGTCCAAGAACCGCTACATGATCCTGCGTGCGGTCGAGAACGCCGAGGCGGATCCTGAGACGTTCCGTAGTCTCGTGCAGGACATCGTGAAGATGGAGCGCGGCTTCAAGGCCGAGCCCGGCTACACGAAGCGCAACGCCAGCATCTTTGCGGAGGTCTTCAAGCACCCGCAGGTCCTGGAGAAGCTCTCGCCTGAGAACGCTGCGTACGTTCGTGCGGTGGCGCAGGTTGCGCCGGACACGAACCTCCTGCGCTCTGCCGCCAAGGGTGGTCGCGCCATCCGGATCCCGAGCATCGCTGCTGAGCTCGAGGGCGTCGAGGGCGTCATTGGCGCCGACCGGTACAAGCAGATCCGCCAGATGGCCGTCGAGGACATGGTTCGTCCTGAGGTCCAGAACGCGGCGCTCTCCGATGCGATGACGCTTCGAGAGAAGTACCGCTACGTCCCCAAGGGTGGCGCGGTACCAGCCGAGGCAGCCGTCGAGACCATCGCCGATGCCGCTCCTGGCGAGGGAGTAACCGCAACGAACATCACGGGGCGCAGCCCTGGCGAGACCATCAAACTGCGTGAGTCGCTGACCAGCGCAGAGAATACGTTGAGGGACCTCGACAAAGAGCTTCTGAGCACGCAGGCGCAGAAGCAGGCGCTCGTTCAGCAGCGTCAGGCGTTGGCCAAGGAGGCGCGCGGCGCGCGTACCGCTGAGCGCGAGCGCCGTCTCATCGACCGCGAAGCGTCTCTCCGCGAGCGCCTCGACGACACGACGCGCATCGAGCAGTCGCTCCAGGATGCGAAGGCGGGCGTCACCGACCTGCGTAACCAGGTACGCACGAACCGCCTCATTAGCACGGCTGAGCGAGCGGAGCAGCGCACCCTTGAGCAGAACGCTCGTCAGGTGCTCGCGGACGCCAAGCGCGCCGCCAAGACCGGCAAGCTCGAATCCGAGATCACGGCGCTCCAGCGCGAGGCCGGTGAGAAGATCAAGCTCAAGACGGAGCTCGAGCTCCTGCGCAACGAGCACGTCGGCGTGGGCGCCCGCCTCGACGAGCTAACGAAGCTCGGCGACCGCAACCTGCTCAAGGCCGGTGCGCAGCAGGGCCGCATCGTCCCGGTCTCGGAGCAGCAGATCTTCGACCGCTCCATGAAGGCGTTCCTGTCCTCGCCCGAGGGCAAGGAGCTTTCGCGCGAGCTGGCGAAGCAGTCGAAGTCCTTCGCCCAGAAGATGCTCGAACCCGACAACCTGCTCGCGGCCCTCAGCGCCGGTACGACCGGAATGGGTGTCATGGGTGGCAGCCTTCCGACGATGCTCATCGGCATCGGCATGGCGGCTATGGGCGGCAAGCGCGGCCTCTACAAGGCAGCCGCGACGTTCATGAACCCGGTGCGCGCCTGGACCGCTGTCGGCGCGTCTATGGCCGCCCTGGAGAGACTGACGCCTCGTGTCTCCCGCACCGCCTCGACGACCAGCAGCTACACGTTCCCGGTCAAGGAGGCGAACGACTTCGTGGACGCCATCCTCGCGGACCGTGAGGCGGCTGAAAACGCCTTCCGAAAGATGGCGCAGAGCGGCACCATCGAGGCGAAGAACCTGGAAGCGGCCAAGAACCGCTTCGATGCGGCGGTCGACTACCTCGAGCGCAAGCGTCCGGTGACCAAGAACGGCGCCGACGCGCAGGACTTCGCTCGTGCCGTGGCCGTCGTTCGCAATCCTGACCTCTTGGCCAAATTTATCAAAGAGGGTACCCTGAGGCAGCAGGACGTCGACGTGCTGCAGCGTATCTCACCTGAGAGTTACGCTTCTCTCAAGGGAGCCGTCGAGCTCCTGCACCAGCAGAGGCCCGCAGCCGTCGCCAACCTGGCGCCACTCTTCAAGATCATGACCAAGAGCAAGAGCCTCATGCGCACGACCATCCCGATTGCGCTGCTCCAGCAGATGTCGGGTGCGTCGATGCCTGCGCAGCAGGGCATGACCCCGAAGAGCGAGACCGCTGCAGCTCGAGGCCGCGTCGCATCGGCAGCAAACGCGCCGACCGCGAAGAACGTGTCGAACGACACGAGCCTCACCTACTGACTCATGCCGGCACAGGCCGGGGATACCACAGGCAAGGAGAAAGACCATGACTCGAATCGGAACGGGGCTCAGCTCCAAAACTCGCACGTACTCGGTGGTCCCCACCGATACGAACTTCCACCTGCTTG